CAAGTAAAAAGTAGAATTATCTGCAGTTGATAATTTATATTTTTCAAGACTTAGTAAAGGTGCTTTATAATTAGTATCCCATTCATAAATTAGTTCAGCTCCCGTATCAGGCGTTAATGAAATAGCACCGTATGTTTTATAGATTTCTCCGGTGGATGATTCTAATATAAATTTACTAAGATCCGAAGGATCTGGATAGAATGTATATGCTATAGAATCATTCCAAATATCTATATCTGAACTTCTTAGTGTGCCTTTTTCTAAATTGACCGATGTTGTTGGATCCGAATATATAGTTGATGAACTATCAAGCTGATTATAAAATTTTATTTCGTTGTCGTGAATCCACAAAGGCTTAGTCGCAAAATCATTTATTAATACTCCAGAATGTGGTTTTTCTATAGAGCCTTTCCATTGAGTATCATACAAATCCCTAAATGGATATTGAAATGATGTTCCGAAATTAACAGTTGATGGATCCCAATATAACGATGGATCATTTACATCAAATGCTCCATTTGAAGGATCCCATGCATATTGTAAGAAATCCTCTATTTTTAAGCCATCATAATCCTTAATTTCCGTCTGTTGTATTTCTTTCAATGATAATCTTATTGATGAATCTCCTTGGATAAGTTCAGAAGCTTCATCTAATGCAATTGGTGTTAGTGATTGAGCATAAACAGCTCTTTGTCCTAAATCCTGTGTAGAATAAAGAAGACTTCTAAATCTTTCCATATAAACACCTTCTCCTGTAACATCTACAATTCTAGCATTAACCCCTATTATATTTTTTTCTAACCAATCCTTTAGGGATTTCAGTTTGACTAAAATTTCATTTATATTATATGAATAGCATTCTTCAATTTCAGGAACGCCCCATTCATCAACTTCCCCAGTCTCCTTTGTTATACAATATACTAAAGATAATTGGTTTAATTTCTTAAGATTTTTTCTCTCTGCTGGTGAAAACTGTAGTATAGTTTTAGTTCTATCCGCAGCTTCAAAAGGAACATCAAAAGCTAATTTAGTAGAGTCCTTTACATTGTGAAACCATTCCTTAACTCTAATATCATCGTATCCTAACCATTTGATTGAATTTATTAATGCTTTATACGTTCCTATATAAGGCATAATTTGGTTATATTCCAGGACCATATGTTTACCCTTTTGGTTTAATAGTTTCCAATCAGGGTTATCCTCATTAATATCAGATTCTTTAAATAATTTGGGTATATTTTTAGCATTAGGCAATCCAAAATTTTGTGCAAGAGTATCAAATCTTTCATCCTGTCCGATTGATTGGGAATTTACTAAAATCTCTGCTAGTAAATAATCAGTTCCGTTAATTCTATGATACGCTCTTAATTTTCTTTCAAATACACCTTCTTCTTCTGATTTGAAACCTATATTTACAGTTAATGGTGTATTAGGCACAAGCTCAGATGTATCATAAATTAATTCATCTGCCCATATTAGGGTTTGTGCATCCTGATCGATTTCGAATAATCTTATTGCGTCATCGCCTTCCCTAAACTTAAAAACTAGTATATTTGTACCTGTTCCATCATCGAATGGTCTAAAGAAATTTCCCGATACATCTTCTTCTAAAATAGACAAATGTTCAGTTTCTATTAGACCTACAGAAACAGGCTCCATAAAAACAGCTGACGTATAAACAACAGATGGATAATTAAATTGTTCATTCAAACTAATATCTATTGTACCAACCCCTTTTGAATTTTTCGGAGCAGGATTAAAAATAGAAACATCTATAAAGTTAATAGAAGCTTCCGCTGGAGTTAATACTCTATCAAAATCCCCGAATGTGTATCTTAAATTTAAATTTACATTATTGGGATCATATTCCCATCCGGAATTAACAACAAAGACTTCTGATATATACAAATCTGGTCCTGTTATGGCATAAGCCTCTGCTCCTCTAGAATTTTGTGCATCCGTTTCTAATTCAAAATTAAGAAAGGAGTCATTGAATGGATTTAAATTACTCCCTTTTTTATTAAATATTTTCCATCTATCTGATCTCATAGTTTACTAATTAATGTTCAAATCTTCCCTGTCATGGGCGATTGAAAATGTTTTTTTGATGTATTTTACCTGTTCTACTAAAAAATTAACCATACCTTCTATTTTACCATAAAATGGAATTTGTAATGGATTCGCCCATAATTCAGGTGAAGTCATTTTCTTCAAAATTTTTCCAGTATAATCATATCCAAGATTAAGATATTTATCATTAATATGTTTAGCCTGGTCATAATATCCAGGCCTTACTTTATGAAATGAATCTTCTCTTTTTATTGCTGTTTGCTTTTGGGAATTATTTGCCATAATATTTTATAAATTTGATACAATTGTTTTATTGGTTTGACTATTTAAATTAACTGGCGTAATTCCTCTTAGTTGGATATTCACATTACTTAATTTATCTTTGGCCGTAGAGTCATCATAATAAAGACCCCTCTCTGATTCCCATCCGCCTCTGATTAAAGGATAAATATCTTTTACAGAAACTTTGTTCCCGAAAGCATCGAAAACGGATCTTTCTAGGATTATATCTCCATATGAATCAATACCTGCATGGCCTGTATAAATTTCTTCATTTGATTTAGCTGCATCAAACCAGACTGTTACTGAATCAACGCCATCTATATTTTCTATTATTCTTACAATATCAGAAGCTGGTATTCTATCTCTTCTTGTGTTTTTTAGGAAATATTCAGAAGTCTTTGATATAATGGATTCTCTTATTGTATTCAATTCATAGCCTTCATAGATTATCAAAGAGGTATTTAAAACAAATTTAGGATATCTTAATGACATTATAGCATTATCTACTGTTAATACCCTTTGTCCTGATTCTTCTATTAAATCAAGAATTCCAGTTTTTTCATAATCAGTTAATATAAATGAATCTAAAGAACATGTATAATAATCCTGATTAGCCGCAATTCTTTTATTTACATCTGGTACTAAGAACAAATAAACAGTATTATCATCTTTCGATTGTTCAACCATAACGTTTTGCCAGTAATAAACTTTACCTTGAGCTTCTACTAGTTTTACGTGTTTTGCTACGGATTCGCGTGAGTCCTTACCTGTCGTTGCAAGCAAAACCCTATATTCCTCATTTAATGATTCTTGTATAGTTTTAGCTTGATTATATTTGTCGAGTGCAAATTTATCTTCAAAAGTTGAGAATCCTGAGATAGCGTCTACAATTGTAAACAGATTTAATTTTCTTAAAAAATAAATATAATTATCCGAATTTGCTAATACAAAACTTCTTGAAACTCTAGGAGCTAATAATCTGGTTAGGAATAATCCCTCCTCCATAGCACCAAATATAATATCCTTTTGAATACTAGCTTTCAATACCTTATTCAAATCCACCTCTTGTGAATTCAAAGCATAACCACTGGTCTTAAATTTCCAATTGTTTTCATCCCTGGATGAAGGAGCATTTAAGTTACCAGCTTCTCCGTCTGTTAATAAATACTCAACTAAAATTGTAGATCCCATTGGAGGAACTTTGCCTTGATATCCATTACCGAAAAATATATCTATCCCACCAGTTTGTCCTGTCTTTACCATTACGGACTCTTCCTGATATATCATATCTAATATTGAATCCCTTTGCTGCCATCTTTTTCCATCTACAAATACATTTACATAAAAATTGTCTATAGCGGATCCTTTTTTATTTTGATAATTAAATGACTGTAATGGATCTCCGGTACCTGTAGATTGCTGATATTCCAAACTACCCTGGATTACGTTAACATCAATATAATTAGTTACTGATGTTAAATTAATTCTGGCTTCCTCCCCGGGCAATATTACAACATAAACAAGACCATTTATATTTGAAATAATTTGAGTGTAATTAGGAATAGTTACAGTATTTCCATAAATGTCTAATTTTCCTCCATTATATGTAAGTCTTAGAGTTCCTCTTGCAGCTTGGCCCCTTGATGGATTATGTCCAGTTAAGGATGCTAATCCTCTTACACTATCAGCTCTTGACGCTGTATTGATATTTAATTCCGTAATAGAGTCCTCGATATAATACAGGATCATTCTTCCTAGGTTAAGGATAACCTGCAATAATTGTCCCATAGGCGAGCCCATAGAAAAATATTGACCTACGCCTTCATATGAATCCTGTAGAAAACTTATACTATCTTGATAAAGTTCGGATAAACGAACTCTGGCAGTTTTTATTACACTCATTTTTTGTTCTTATTTTCAATTATTTTACTAACACTCCAAATGCCTTAGTATTATCTATGTAAAAATCTATTACACAATAATCGTATCCCTCAGCTTTACCGAAAGAAACTTTTGGATCAATTTTATATTGTGAAGATTCTATGATGTATTGTTTTACTTGGGCTCTTATTTTTTCCTCTAAATCAAATTTATTAATTCGAGTTTCATAAACAAGATCTTCTATAGATACACCAAAATTAACATCGCCTAATGTCTGTCCCTGTCTAGTTCCCAAAATCATTTTTATCTTGGTAATAATAGCTTCAATAGGATCACTATGTTCATAGACTCCGAATACGAAATTAGGATCTTCTGGATTTCTTATGTATAAATCTTTAATCACTTTAAGTTTTATTTTATATATCTTCCCTAAAAAAAAACACTTACAGGAAACCACAAAAAAAGCCACAATAGGAGCTTCATTTAATATTAATATAAAATTTATTTTTTGTTATTCTTTAATTTGATACTTTCATCTAATGATTCAGCCACTAAAGCTTGTCTCCATGCTAATGGTTTCTCCGAAGAGTATTTATCACTTCCATAACCAGGGACCCATTTTTTATTACCCCTTAAATGATCATCTTTCATATCCTCAGCAGAAGCATCCTTTGATCCTGAAAATTCTTTGATTGGAATTAGTCCTGATGTTTTTTCTGAGAATTTTGTCCATTGACCATAATTATCTTTTTCTAATGAATCTGGAAGATCCTGTTCGTTATTAACTTCTATCTTAAAATCCTTATCATTCCAGATATTTACATTCATATGATGTTTTGACATGAATTGTTCTTCTATCTGATTCACAAGTTCTTTTAATTCTTGTTTGGTTGTAGGATAAATCCAGAATGAAATTATTTTTTTATCTAACCATACCCTGCCAGGGTAATCAAATAGAAGTCTAGCAAATTTGGTATTTTTTTCTATGTATAGTTCCTTCATTCTTTTGGAAGGCAATAAAAAAGAATGGGAGTTACCATAAACATTTGATATATGCATACTACCATCTGCTATGCCAAAAGCAAATGCATCTTCATTATCAAATTTAGCTATCTTTTTATAGTATTGATATTCTGGATCTAATCCGAATACTTCATCCGGGCTTTCTTTTATAATCTTCATTTATACTGTAAATTCATTTTCAAGTTCATTCTGTAAATATTCACCAAGGGAATTTATATCTATATCACCTGAATAATCGTCATGCGAGTAAGGGGC